ATCAATTGGCTTTGATGACCCTACTGATTGGATCAGTACGGGCAATTACGCCTTGAACTATTTGATTTCCAGTGACTTCAAGAAGGGCGTACCACTAGGCAAGGTAACAGTATTTGCCGGTGAATCTGGCTCGGGCAAATCATTCATCTGTTCGGGCAACTTAGTTCGTAACGCTCAACAACAAGGCATCTATGTTGTCTTGATTGATAGTGAGAACGCCCTTGATGAGGCATGGCTAACAGCGCTAGGCGTAGACACTAGTGATGACAAACTACTCAAACTCAACATGGCTATGATTGATGATGTCGCTAAGACAATCTCAACATTCATGAAAGACTACAAAGCAATGCCAGAAGGCGAACGCCCTAAAGTTCTATTCGTTGTTGATTCTCTAGGCATGTTGATGTCACCTACTGAAGTCAACCAGTTTGAAGCTGGTGAAATGAAGGGGGATATGGGTCGTAAACCAAAAGCACTCAAAGCACTAGTGACTAACTGTGTGAACATGTTTGGTAGTTGTAACGTTGGTCTAGTCGCTACTAACCACAGTTATGCTAGTCAAGACCCATACTCACCAGACCCAATCGTTTCCGGCGGCTCCGGCTTCGTGTACGCTAGTTCAATTCTAGTTGCTATGAAGAAGTTGAAGCTCAAAGAAGACGAAGACGGCAACAAGACAAGTGAAGTTCTAGGCATTCGTGCAGGTTGTAAGATCATGAAGACTCGTTATGCTAAGCCATTTGAAGACATTCAGATTCAAATCCCTTATGAAACAGGCATGAACCCATACAGTGGTTTCTTTGACTTGATTGAGAAGCGTGAAATGGTCAAGAAGGAAGGTAATCGCTATGCTTATACTGACTTGAACGGCGAAGTTCACAAGTATTTCCGTAAAGAGTGGAACAAGAACGAGAACGGTATCATGGACTTAGTTATGGAAGAATTTCACGAGAAAGAAAAGATTGCTACCATGGCACAAAAGGCTGCTGCTGAAGCAGAAGAAGACTCAGTAGAATAAATAGCGTCAGGAGATATTTTATGAAACTTGACATTATTGCTCAAATCTGGAACATGACTCGTGAAAGCATCATGGCTATTGATCGTGACTACATCGCTGAAAATTTAGTAGGTATTCTGATTGACCATGACTTCTCAGCCGCAGAAATCAAATCAACATTCCGTGATGACGAAGATGTTATTGCCGCTCTCAAAGCGTATGTTGAAGATGCCGTAGAATTTGAAGAAGAAGAGTCTGAGTACGAAGAGTACGAGGATGAAGATGACAATTACAACGATGATGAGTGGGAATAAATGGCTCAACACTGGTACACACTAGTGACTCAGGATTTGGCTAACTTGCCGGATTTCATGGAACATTACAACGATGAACTACGAAAAGCGAAGTTTGAAGTAGACATCAAAGGTAGTGTTCAGCGAAATCTGGCAGGTCTACCTGGCATCACTGAACAGCGATTCTCAAACCTTCAAGAGATTGAGGCAGTACTCAACTACTTGAACATTCAACTCAGGAAGGTTCGCTCTACTACATTCAAGAAATACCTTGAAAACTACAACAGAGCCTTATCAAGTCGTGATGCTGAACGCTATGTTGATGGCGAAGCTGAAGTCATTGATATGGAATCCCTAGTCAATGAAGTAGCGCTATTGAGAAACAGATATCTAGGCATCATGAAGGGTTTAGAATCTAAGAATTTTATGATGGGTCACCTTGTCAGGCTAAAAACATCTGGCATGGAAGACTTCACAATCTAAGGACAAACAATGTGGCCATACATAGGGGGCAAAAAAGGACACTCTCGATGGATTGATCCGCTATTCCCAGAAAAACAATCTTTTGACACCTACGTAGAGGTTTTTGGTGGGGCGAACTGGATGTATTTCATGAGTGAAAAGACTCCAGTAGCCATCAACGTCTACAACGACTTTAACAGAGACCTGTATAATGTCTACTCGTGTAGTAGTACGGATGCCAGCAGGTATGAATCCGAATTACTGGCATTATATCCATACATGGGTGATTCTGACAAATATAATGAATTTAGAGATGAGATTTTTAGCACATACAATAGTGGTTATGCTGTTCCTGACTACAGCAGAGCAGCTAAGTACATGTTCTTACAAACTCAATTCTTTAGTGGTGGCGATGGGTTAACAGAAAAAACAAAGATATACATTGCTCCGAATTACAAAAATAAATTCATGACATATGTTGAAAAATTTCAACAGTCTAAGTATCTAGATAAACTGAGAATTCTCTCTACTGAAAATATGGACTGTCGTGACTTGATAAGAAAATATGATAACGAGAGTACCTTTTTTTACATAGACCCACCATACTTTAATTTAGAAGATTACTATACTAAAAATAGTTTCGGTTATTCCGATCACATCGAACTCCTGAATCTGATGAAGGGAGCTAAAGGCAAATGGGCTCTAAGTTACTATTTCTTTCCTGAATTAGAGCAGCTATTGCCACGAGATCAGTATCATTGGCATGAAGAAAAGACGGTAACTAATAACGGATTAAAGAAAGTAGATGGGGCTAAACGTGCTGATGGGACCGAAGCAAAGGGTATCAGGACTGAGAGGGTCGAGGTACTAGTTTTGAATTACGAACCACCAGTCATTTCTGATTACCCCATTGTTGAGACTGGTTTGTTTTATTTTGAATAGTATGTTGTATTTTTACAAATTCGTTAGAGACTGAGTTTATGGGTTGATTTCTATGTTACAATACTTTCCATTGAACATTCGGAATCAACCTATGAACGACACTACATTTTTTAGCGATGACATGCTTGCAGCAGCGGTCATCGCTTACAACGTCAATGATAAAGAATACATTAAAGTGGAAGAACGTCTGGTTTATGACGATATTTCCAGGAAATTCATTGACAACCCAAAGTATAAGCGTAAGAATATAGCAATTATCGAAGAGTTCTTGAAAGATGCTACTCAAGTAACCGACGATGTTCGTGAAGAAGTTGTTAAAATAAAACAATTTTTTCAAAACACCCTAACAGTCAAGATTCTTACGAACGACTCGCTGAACGATTTCGATAGCAAGGTAATGACTATTGCTAGTGAAGTTAGGGCATCCGCTAAGCTCCTAGCGATAGCCGCATATATGCCAAAATATTACGAAACAGAACGTGTTCGCCAAGAAAAAGCAAGTCGTCTTGCTAATTCACTCCGTGACTACGTTTCTGATATCGGTAGCAGGGTGTCTACAAATATTGAAGTGGTAAACAGCAATTTTAGCGTTAAATACAGTTGCCACTTTTTCACCGCAATGACTGAAAATGAAAATAGAGTATTCTTTGCCTACAGTGGCAATGGTCCAATTGAAGTTGGTAAAAAATACTCAATCAAAGCAACGGTCAAACGACATGATGCTGATTTTGTGACTGTTCTTTCTAGAGTTAAATTTTTACAGATTTGACACAACATCAAAAATCGTGTTATAATTCAGACATCACAACACTGAACTGAAAGCAAATCATGAAATACAATGTCACTGTTTACTTCATCGGCGCTAGTCTCAAGAATACACTCAGCACCACTAAGAAATTTAGTAATGCTGATCGTGCTCGTGAATATGCTGAGGAGGAATTGGCTTGGGAAAATACTCGTCGTGTAGTGTGCCCAGAACTCGACATTGATGAAAATGGTGATTACGAATGCGCCCGTTGATTTGACAATATCCCAAAATTCTGATACAATCCATACTCCATCAAAATCAAAGGTAATTATGACTTCTGTAAGAATTGTTCGTGGTGAATTTAGAAATCAAAATGTTTCCAATACCACATTTCGGTTGATAAAGAAATATAAAAATGGAAAAACTGGTGGTTTTATCACTGTAGCCAATGATGGCAATTTCCCAAATGGTGGGCATTTGTGTAGAATCAAGGTGAAGCGCTCGTCTGATTTTGAGTACATCGAAGAAAATCAGAATAAAGGCTTCATCAATGTCCCATCAAATGTGATGGCATTTACTTCCACTGAGCCTACCACTGATGAATTCTTTGAAGATGCTCAGGTGGATGAAGAAGTACCTGAAACTGACACTGAAGCGATGGATCGAATCGCCACACGATTCTCCATTCTGGATGAGATGTCGGCAGCCACCATCAATGGTGACATTCGTGCCCTGATTGTATCGGGACCACCAGGCGTTGGTAAATCCTACGGCGTTGAGCAACAGATGGAAAAGGCTAGTATGTTTGATAGGCTGGCTGAGCGAAAGATTCGCTATGAAGTCGTCAAAGGTGCCACCACTGCTCTGGGTCTCTATGCCCAATTGTATAAATTTAGTGATCCAAAAAACGTACTTGTTTTTGATGACTGTGACTCGGTTCTTTTGGATGACCTCAGCTTGAACATTCTGAAGGCGGCTCTCGATTCAGGCAAACACCGCAAGATTTTCTGGAACTCTGATTCAAATCTTCTGCGGCGTGAAGGTATTCCCGATTCCTTTGACTTTAACGGTTCTGTGATCTTCATCACCAATTTGAAGTTCGCTAACCTGAAGTCTAAGAAGCTGCAAGACCACCTTGAAGCACTTCAATCTCGTTGTCACTTTTTGGACCTAACTATCGATACTGAGCGAGACAAGATGCTTCGTATTCGTCAGGTCCACCGTGATGCTGATGGCGGACTTTTCTCAGACTATTTCTTTGAAAATGATGAAGCAGATCAAGTACTCGATTTCATGTGGGAGAATAAAGATAAGTTGCGGGAGCTAAGTCTTCGTATGTGCCTGAAGATCGCCGACCTTATCAAGATCAGTCCCAACAACTGGAAGAATCTGGCAAAGTCTACGGTGATGCACAGGGGTTGAAAACCTAATCTGACAAAAAGCCCGCTTTAGGCGGGCTTTTTGTCTTTCCAATTTACTTGATATTCTAAGTGAAAAGATTTAAAATAGAATAATATGAAAACATGCGTAATAACAGTAAAAGACGAAGTCAATGTCAAGTTTGACGGAATTGACCCTATGGACAGACGGGCACTAGTCAAGATGTTCTCCTACGAAGTCCCAGGTGCCAGATATCTACCGAGCGTAAGATTAGGCAGATGGGATGGAAAAGTCAGTTACTTTCAATTGAGTGGGTCCAGTTATGTGAACCTACTTGACCAGATCATCCCATATCTATATGACAAGAACTACGATATTGAACTCAATGATATCAGAGAATACTCTACCAACTTCACATTCAACGAAGTCAATGAACAGAGTTTCAGTCACAAACTATGGCCAGTTGGTCACCCTGCCGCTGGCCAACCAGTAGTTATTCGTGACTATCAAGTGGAGATCATCAACAACTTCCTAAAGAACCCACAATGCCTACAAGAGGTGGCTACCGGCGCTGGCAAGACCTTGATGACTGCCGCCCTATCTCTATCGGTTGAACAAATGGGCAGGTCAATCATAGTTGTACCTAACAAAGACTTGGTCAGACAAACAGAGGCTGACTATGTGAATCTAGGCTTAGATGTGGGTGTTTACTATGGCGACAGAAAAGAATGGGGTAAGACACATACCATCTGTACATGGCAGTCACTGAATGTCCTGCTAAAGAACACTAAGAGTGGTGATGCTGAGGTAACGATCCAGGAGTTCGTTGAAGGCGTAGTGTGTATCATCATTGACGAAGCTCACCAAGCTAAGGCAGATGCCCTCAAAGAACTCCTAACTGGTGTCATGAGTCATGTGCCTATTCGTTGGGGTCTGACCGGTACTATTCCCAAAGACAAGTATGCCGCTCAAGCCCTGTTCTGTACTATCGGTCCGGTGATTCACCGGTTGAGTGCTAGTGAACTACAAGATCAGGGTGTCTTAGCCCAGTGTCATGTGAACATCGTTCAACTACAAGATCACATGGAGTTCACGAACTATCAGAGTGAGTTGAAGTTCTTGTTAGAGAATGACAAGCGAATGGACAAGATCGGCGAGATTGTATCTGTATTGGCAGAGACGGGAAACACCTTAGTTCTGGTGGACAGGGTCGCCGCTGGTGAGGCTCTTGCCGCTAGAATGGCGGACAGTGTGTTCGTCAATGGCAATACCAAATCAAAGGACAGAAAGACAGAGTATGATGAGGT